TCAAGGATTTAATCGAAGATACGACCAAGAAACTGCTGATAGTGTTGTGGAAGCTTTTGCTACGCTCGATTCCGCATTAACAGCGGCGGCTATGGCGAAAGGTATTACGCCTAATTTAAATGCTGCTTCATTTGTCGGCAGTTCAGAAACGGGAAGGGGTGTTGGTGCTTTCTTGGGTACTGCTAGTGAAGATGGCAGAACTAAAAGTGCAAGCCTTCAAGATCAACTAGATAGCTATGCTACCCAATGGGTAACTATGGTAGGAGATCAGGGCGGCGTAGATCCATCCGTTATTGCCGAAGTTATTGGAAGTGGAACTGTGGAAGGAATTCTTGCAAGAGCTAATTTTGACGGCACACACCGAGAAGGATTAGACATGGTTCCGTTTGACGGTTACGTCGCAGAGCTACACGCCGGAGAGAGGGTTCTGACGGCAGAGCAAGCTAGATCGTCAGATAGTATGGCGGATCAGATTTCCGGTCTGCGTCAGAGCGTCGAAGAAGTCATGATTGCAGTGGCGAGAAACACCGGAAAACTCTATCGATTGAATGATCGATGGGACAAGAACGGCTTGCCGCCGGTGAGGGCATAAAATGAAAATTATCAGACCGGAAACGGTAACGGATTCGATATTTCAGTCTTCGACAGTAACGGAGGCAGACGAGACGGAGTGGTTAAGCGGCACGACTTATCACGTCGACGACCTGGTTATGGTTACGACTACGGCGAACGGCGCTGCGACTGCTACGCATAAGATATATTCTTCGGTTCATAGCAACGGCGGAAATGATCCCACGGTGGACGACGGCACGAACTGGGCAGAAGTATCCAGCACGAATCGCTGGAAGCTATTTAATTCGATTGTGCAGGAACAGACAGAAAACGCTGGCGGCATGGAGTATGTTTTACAATCGCCAACGGTAATCAACTCCCTGGCACTGATTAATGTTGATACAGCATCGGTAACGGTAGAGGTGGTTGATTCGGTTGAGGGTACGGTTTATGACGAAACATTTTCTTTGGTTTCGCCATCTGGTATTCAAGACTGGTACGCATATTTCTTTGAGCCAATCGTGCGAGATGATCGTTTGGCGATTCTTGATCTGCCGCCGTATGCAAACGCAGATATCACTGTAACATTCACAGATACCGGGACAGCTAAATGCGGAGCTCTGATTATCGGACAATTTGCCGATCTTGGATTCTCGCAACATGGCGCTAATTACTCGATTATCGATTATTCAGTAAAAGCTACCGATTCGCAGGGACGGGTTACAATTACAGATGGCCCGTATGCCAACAAGCTGGACGTTGATGTAGTGTTAAACACTGCCGCGTTTGGTGTTACTCGAAGCACTCTAACTGATCTCCGCACGACTCCCGTTGTCTGGGTGGCGGAAGAGGCCAACCGAGATTCGATAGTGTATGGCTACTATAGAGAATTTGATATAGTTCTCAGCAATCCAACTACTTCCAGATGCTCACTTGAAATTGAAGGGCTAGTATAATGACGATACCAACTATAAACACATTGCCAACTGCGCCAGCTAGAACTGACGCTCCGGCCACATTTATCACCAGGGCAGACGCATTTCTTGCAGCTCTTGTTACTATGCAAGGCGAGCTGAATACTTCTATCGGTGCGATGAATACAGACATCGGAGGCATTGCGGCAAATGTTACCGCCGCACAAGCAGCACAAACTGCCGCCGAGACTGCCGAAACTAATGCAGAAACATCGGAAACGAATGCGGCAACATCCCAGACAAATGCTCAAATATACGCTGCTGCTGCTCAAGCTGCGGCTGGCGTTCCATCGCTTACTGGTAACGCAGGAAAGGCACTGCTAGTAAATACTGGCGCGACTGGTGTTGAGTGGGCTGCAATAGAAACAGACCCAACGAAAGCAACGCTGAGTCAAACATTCTCGGCAAATGGTAATGCGACATTAACTCTATCTGCCGCAATAACATCGGGCGCGCCAGTTGTCTCTGTCACTAAAGAGATTCCACAGACAGGCGTGACCAATAATAACTGGGACGCTGCGGCAGGTTCTTATACGCTGGAGGATACAGCGTATTCTACTACTTTGAGTTTTGAAACAGTTGGCTTTGATATTTTAAATTCCGCCTATTCTCAGAGTTTTTCTGTAGCATCACAAGAAGCCCAAATACATGGAGTTGATTTTAACACTGACGGAACCAAGATGTTTATTGTCGGTCGTGATGGAGATGATGTAAATGAATATACGCTAACAACTGGCTTTGATGTTTCGACTGCTAGTTATTCTCAAAATTTTTCACTGTCATCACAAGATACTGAGCCGAAAGATATATCATTTAATGCAGACGGAACTAAAATGTTTATTGCAGGACGGTCAGGAAATGCAATATATGAGTACACGCTTTCAACTGGATATGACGTATCTACATCATCTTTTGTGGACAGTTTTTCAGTATCGTCACAAGAATCAGAGGTTGAAGGTCTGACGTTTAACACTGACGGAACGAAAATGTTTATCGTTGGCGGTGCTGGTGATGAGGTAAACGAATACGATTTATCAACTGGCTTTGATGTTTCTACTGCGTCTTTTTCTCAGAACTTTGATGTATCTTCTGAAGAGACACAGCCGTTCGGAATAGCATTTAATACTGACGGCACTAAAATGTTTATTTGTGGCAATACTGGACGAGATGTTGGTGAATATACTTTATCAACTGGCTTTGATGTATCAACTGCTAGTTTTGTTGATAGTTTTTCTGTAGCTTCTCAAGCTCCGGGCGCGAACGGGATAGCATTTAATACGGACGGAAGTAAAATGTTTATTTCTTGCTCAGACACTGACAATGTTTATGAGTACACAGTAGGCACAAATAATTTCTTAGAACTCGGTACAGGCTCATTCGCCTCCACAGACGTAGGCAAGACCATTAACATCAACGATGGCGCGTTAGTCTTAATAGCTACAGACGGCTCATACTCTGAAACCACAGCACCTACTACAACTGACACTGCCGCCTCTGGCGAGTGGTCTATGACTGCTGTGGTCTACGATGCTACGGCTGACGTGTTAGAGGTTAGTAATCATTTCGACGTTTATAACATAGCCGATGCTAGCTACAGCTCTGTTAATTTTGACGTAAGTGCTCAAGAATCATCGCCAACAGGTTTAGCTTTTAACACAGACGGCACCAAAATGTTTATTTGCGGACATTCTGGAGATGATGTAAACGAATATACGCTTTCAACTGGCTTTGATGTTTCTACGGCCAGTTATTCTCAAAATTTTTCTGTAGCAGGACAAGATACAGTTCCAAGAGAAGTATATTTCAACACAGACGGAACTAAGATGTTTATTGTCGGGGATGCGGGTGCTGACATCAACGAATACACATTATCAACTGGCTTTAATATATCAACAGCTTCATTTGTAGATTCTTTCAGCGTATCCAGCAAAGAAAGCAACCCATTAGGGCTGACCTTCAATCCTGACGGAACCAAAATGTTTGTTTCTGGTGACGATAGTGATTCCATCCATGAATACACATTGACCACGGGCTTTGATGTTTCTACATCGTCTTTTAGTTCTTCTTTTTCTGTAACAAGCCAAGACCCATACCCCGAAGGATTAAGATTTAATTCCAATGGTACTAAACTGTTTATGGTCGGCAGTGAATACGATTTTGTGTATCAATACTCGCTATCTACAGCATACGATCTTTCAACTATATCATATGATAATGTTAGTTTTTCGGTAACAGCTCAAGCAGGTAGTCCGGGCTCAATAGCTTTTAATACAGACGGAACCAAGATGTTTATAGTCGACACAGGCAGCGATACTGTTTATGAATATTCAACAGGCGCAGGGGCTACAGCCCCAACAGGTTACCAGCCCTGTATAAGCGGCAACATAGACTCGACATACTGGACTGACATCAACTCACTGACAGCGACCAACGCTATCGGTGACGGAAACGTGTTCTACGCAGTATCTAATGACGCTCGTGACTCGTGGTCTATCTTAGACAACACAGACGGCGCTAGAGATATTGTGAGGGACAACGCAGGGACATGGCAGTACAACTCCAACGGTACATACACTTCAGAAACTTGGGTAAATGCGACTACCAATACAGAAGTCGCTGCTCTGCGCGAGGCGATGGAAGGTGCTACTGGTGGAACAGCACCAATTACTGGGTGGTCGTATCAATCAAAAAGTTTTTCTGTAGCCAGTCAAGAAACAACGCCGACAGGAATAACATTCAATAGTGATGCAACAAAAATGTACGTCATAGGAGAGGGCACTGACTCGATATATCAATACAGTTTATCTACTGCGGCAGATGTATCGACTGCATCGTATGATTCGGTCAATCTTAGCGTGGCGAGTCAATCAGACGCTCCTCGATCAATAGTTTTTAACAATGACGGAACTTCGTTATACATTTGTGGAACCAACGCTCCTGCTAGAGCGTTCCAATACACCCTAACCACTGCTTATGATTTATCAACCGCTAGTTATGCGTCTAAATCTTTTACCGTTTCTTCACAAGAACTTTATCCATGTGGATTAATTTTTAACGCAGATGGAACGGCAATGTATATCGTGGGTTCGCAGAACGATACTATATATCAATATACTCTATCCACTGGCTTTGATGTTACGACCGCTTCTTATGCGTCAAAAAGTTTTAGCGTTTCTTCTTTGGATACCAGCCCAACAGGAATTGAATTTAATTCTGACGGAACAAAAATATATGTGGTAGGAGAGACATCGGATAAGATTCACGCGGTCAGCCTATCTACTGCTTATGACATATCTACAGCATCAAGTGATGGAGAATCTTTGGACATTAGTGGACAGGGCGGCACTCCCAGAGATGTTACCTTCGCTAATAACCATCAAAACATTTATACGATAGATAGCGGAAATGATACTGTTTTCCAGTATTTTGCATCCGGTTACATTAACCAAATGGACAGTGCGACACTTAACGCAATTACTGATGCGAATCAAATCACGCTCGGTGACAGCTTAGACTTTGCTGCTATCCTGTACTACGCATCTGGCTCTACCATCCCGACCTACTCAGGCACGGCTATTAACTACGATGCCAATATTTTGAATCAAGGTGCAATACTCGGCACAGATTATAACTTCGATTTTCCAGCGAGTAACAAAGTACGAATTACAGCGGTTGATGCGGGTAATTATAAAGTGAGAGTAGTTTAGTGATTCTGCAACTGGCTCAGAGCTTAGTCGCGCCGATAACTGGTCTGCTCGACAAATTCGTAGAAGACAAAGATCAAAAGGCTGCACTAGCGCATGAAATTGCAACTATGGCTGACAAGCAAGCGCAAGAGCAGGTCATGTTGCAGATGGAAATCAACAAAACGGAAGCACAGCATCCGAGTATGTTTGTCGCAGGCTGGCGTCCTGCTGTTGGCTGGGTGTGCGCGCTAGCGATGTTATTAAATTTTATCTTGATTCCGTTTATCAATCTGGGGCTAGAATTCGGCGGGCTAGAACTAGAACTTGATCTGATCGACATGGAAACAATGATGCCGGTGCTTTTTGGGATGCTCGGGCTTGGTGGTATGCGAAGCTACGAAAAATCGAGAAACGTCGCGCGGGAGAAGTAAGTGGCAAAGCTCGAAGATTACGCGAAAACTGAGCGACAGAGAGAAGTCACCAAAGCCTGGGAAGGATGTGATCGTAATTCTCGCAAAGCTGCTCAGATTCTCGGAATAACGCACTCGACAGTTCGTAACATGGTGGCGACGGTCAAAGGAGCTGCGGCTGCTGCCGGATTTAGCGATGCTTGGGATGCAACAGCTCACGTCCCAGACGGCGAATACGTTACCGGGAGATCGATCTATCTGGAGGACGACTCCGGCAACAAAGCGTGGTTAAAGACTCGCCGGAAGTTGGAGACAGCTGAGAAGGAAGAGGCACTCAAAGCGTTCGTCGATCAGATGAACTCGCAGGTAAAACAAGCCAAAAAGACTCCAAAGCCGCTCAAAAAGGGTAAGTCGAAGGATTTATTGCCGACGATTATAGTCGGCGACGCACATCTTGGAGCACGCAGCGATGCTTCAGAAACTCGTGATCGAGATTTTGATTCAAAGATAGCATCTGCCGAGATATTAGAGGCGATTGATTATTTGGTAGACGCAGCACCAGCATCCGAAGAAGCGATGCTGATAAATGTCGGCGACTTCATGCACGCGAACTCTCACAAAAACACAACGGCAAATATGACTCCGCTAGATGTGGATACACGCATCGAGAAGGTTATGCGTATCGCTGCGGACACGATGATTCACGGAATCACTCGGATGCTAGAGAAGCACTCGAAAGTCTCAGTCGTTATGGCTAGAGGGAATCACGACTCCGACACTGGAATCGCCATCGCCATGATTCTCGCGTATAGATACGCGAAAGAGCCGAGAGTGACGATTCTGGAGCCGCACGGATTCCATACTTATACGACATTCGGTAAGAACTTAATCGCTATTACACACGGCGACAAATCACCGAGCCGCCGTCTTGCCGATATGCTTCCCAGGCTTCGAGTCTGGTCGCAGACAAGCCATCGCTACTGGATACTCGGTCATTTCCACAGCAAGCTCGCGGAGCAGTTCGACAATTCAGTAGTAATCGAGCGTTTCGGAACTCTCGCCCCTGCCGATTCTTGGCACGCATCGAAAGGATATAAGTCGCCGAGCATCATGAATCAGATCGTTTACCGTCGAAGCGGCGGGATAGCTATTCGGCATGAGTACGAAATTCCCGGTAAAGATTACGAGCCAGATCACGAAATCTGACATTATTCTCGGTTGATTATGTGATAAAATTAGCCTAAAAGGATTGATCGTAATGGCCAAAGACACAAGACTCACAAAATACCGTCTCGAAGGCTATAACAAGCCGAAAAAGACTCCCGGTCACTCGACGAAGAGCCACATTGTTCTCGCCAAAGATGGCGACAATGTGAAGCTAATCCGGTTCGGACAACAGGGCGTGAAAGGTTCACCGCCAAGAAAGAATGAGTCTAATACTGATAAAGCTCGACGGGCATCATTCAAAGCTCGACACGCTAAGAATATCAAAAAGGGCAAGATGTCGGGAGCGTACTGGTCGAACAGGGTAAAGTGGTGAGGTACGACGCTGCGGAAATGATTCTGTCGATTATCTTTTACAGTAGCGGTGCTTACTCGCCAGAAGAAATATCAGAAATTATGGAAACCATCGCTCTGTACGAGCAGGATGAGTTATCAGACAAGAAATCTAGCACAGATTTGCGTATTGTGCCGATAAATACTGGCGAGAGCTATGACTGACGAAGAATTGCAAATTATGCTAGACAAAGCGGCGAAGCGCGGCGCCAGAGAAGCCTTGAAAGATATCGGGCTCCTGGACGAAGATGCTCACAGCGATATGCGGGAAATCCGATCTCTGCTTGAAGCCTGGAGAGATACGAAGAAATCCGTGGGTCAAACTATCGTTAAAGGACTCACAATGGCGATTCTCGGATTAATGGCAGCCGGCGTTTATATGGAGTTCGGCGACTAATGAAAGGCTATAAGAAAACCGCAAAACCAACCAAGAAACCGAAACCAAAACCGAGGTAAAAATATTATGGGAAAATTAAAACTAGCGTTCGAGATTGCGCGATTCGCGCTGTTTCTCCTTGCATCAATCAAGGATCTGGTAATCCAAGCTGAAGAGCAGATGCCGGAGCCCGGTAAAGGCTCGGAGAAGTTCGCAGCGGTCAAGGAATCCATTCTGACAGCGGCAAAATATGCCGATATAGCAGACGAAGCTATAGAGAAGGCTGACGAGTTTGTCGATACTCATATTAACGCGGCGGTTCAAAAGTTCATTAATGTTAGCTAAACTCGCTTACCGCAACTTCACGCGCAGCGAATTCGCTTGCAGATGTGGAAAGTGTGATTCCACCGGAATGGAGATTTCGGACGAACTACTGGACGCATTGCAAGCTCTACGCACGATATGCAAATTTCCTTTTATAATAACATCCGGTTATCGATGCCCGGCACATCCCGCCGAGCAAAAAAAGGACACGGTGGGCGCTCACGCTCTCGGCATGGCGGTAGACATTGCTGTCAGTCGGGAGGAAGCTATACATCTGCTCAAAAATGCGCTTAATTGCAACGCATTCACTGGAATCGGAGTGAATCAAAAAGGGAGCAGCAGATTCGTCCATCTCGATATAGCCACCGAAGATGACATAATTGCCCCCAGGCCCAATATTTGGTCTTACTAACAATCCTGCCACAATATTACATCTGATAAGTTGCAAAAAAGCACCATTTTAGTATAATCACCGAACGACTGGCATTCCGCTGGTCTAAATCGGGAGATTAAAATGAGCGAAAAGACGACATTCGCGTCCATCTGGGCGACGCTATCTCAGGTCGACGTATCAGACCGCATCGAGAAAAAACAGAATCTCAGTTTTCTAAGCTGGGCATGGGCTTGGGGTACTCTTATGGAGCACTACCCCGAATCCGAGTATAGCTTTGAAGAAAGCGAGTCAGCGACAGATGGATCACTGATGGTTTTCTGCACAGTCACAATCGACGGCCTATCTCGCCAGATGTGGCTACCTGTGATGGACTATCGCAACAAAGCAATTCCGAACCCGAACGCTTTCCAGTTAAATACCGCCAAAATGCGATGTTTGGTCAAATGTCTGGCGATGTTCGGCCTCGGGCATTACATCTATGCGGGCGAGGATTTGCCGAACGCTGAGATGGATAAGCAAGCCGAAGCTGACAAGAAAGCAGCAGAAGAGCTGGCGGAATCTTTAAAGCCGCTCACGGTCGAGCAGCTGAGCCGGATTAATGGGCTGATCGAAGAGACAGAAGCAGATGTGGAAAGTTTTCATAAATACTTTAAAGTCGCCACGATTTCCGAGCTGACAACTGCACAAGCGGAAGTTGCTATTTTGAAGCTGGAGACTAAGAAGGACAGCAAATAATGAGAATACTTCCGCACGAACAACGCTCTGAGGGATGGTACGCAGCTCGAAGGGGCGTTCCGACAGCCAGCTCGTTCGGTCGGCTAATCACGCCCACAGGCAAGCGAGCGGCATCTGCTGACAGCTATATAAATGAACTGGTGGCTGAGAAGCTCACGGGCGAGTCTAAGTTCTTTCCAACGACCGCAGCGATGCAGCACGGGATCGACATGGAGCCAAAAGCCCGCGAATACTACGAGTTTATGAATGACGTCAAAGTGACCGAAGTCGGCCTCTGTCTGCACGATACGATAGAGGCTGGGGCAAGCCCGGACGGAATCATCGAAGGCACGGACGGTCTTCTGGAAATCAAGTGTCCGCAGCCGCATACGATGGTTAAATACTGGCGAGATTTCTTAAAAAAAGAGAGAATGCCGCAGGAATACAAGGCTCAAGTTCAGGGTCAGCTATGGATCACTGAAAAAGAGTGGTGCGATTTTCTCTGCTACGCCGAGAATATTAAGCCGCTCCTGGTTCGCGTTAAAAGAGACGAAGAGTTCATCAAGTCGCTCGAAGAGATAGTGACGGATGCGGTCGAGTCAATAAATGAAAGTTCAAACCAACTAAAAGGAAATTAAAATGAGTGAATACGACAATAATATGCGCGGCGGTCTTTGGAAGCATGAGCAGCGCCATGATCAAGACATGGTACTAAAGGGCGACTGCGAGATCGATGGCAAAAAATACTGGTTGAATGTTTTTCGGAACAAGTCAGACCACGAAAGATCGCCATCTTTTGATCTGAAATTTAAAGCGAAGGACGCTCCTATTGAAAAACCGCAACAAAAAAGCGACACTAGTGAAACATTCGGGAACGAAGATATACCGTTCTAGCATGAAAAAGGCCCGGCGAGGTTATTCCTAACCCGCCGGGCAAACACTCTTCTACTTCGGGGAAAGTAACAAAATGAGCCAAACAACTATGTCACAAAAAGTCGATTTCGGCAAAGCTATCCGGGCAGCACAATCTAGCTCACATACGCGAATTTCCGATATAGCAAAAGAAATCGGAGTCGCTCCGCAGCAGGTTTCACGCTGGCAAAAAAGCGAAGATATAAAATTGTCGCGGGCTGTCGAAATTGCAGCAGTATTTAATCTCAGTCTCGCTGATTTTCTGGATTTATATCATGAATGATTTGATGGAAATTTCGCGCAATCGATGGCCGGAGATACTTTCAAAATTCGGCATTGATCAAGCGCTATTGAATGGCAAGCACGCCCCATGCCCAATGTGCGGCGGCAAAGATCGGTTCCGGTTCACGAATCATAATGGCGACGGTAAATACTTCTGCAATCAATGCGGCAACGGCTCCGGCTGGGATTTAGCGTCAGAGATCACCGGAATGAGCAAATCAGCGGTCGCGCAGGAAATCAAGGAGATGGTCGGCGACATCAAGCCGATTAAGCGAGCCGAACCAAATCTCGCCAAGAATAAGTCGCGGTTAGAATCTATTCGTCGCGGCCTTGATTACGAATCACAGATAAACGCTAAGACTATATATCTGCGTAATCGAGGTCTAGCAAACTGCAAGAAGATAGGATTCCATCCTGGTCTGGAATATTGGGATGATGGCAAGTCGCTCGGCAAGCACCCGGCGATGGTATGCGTATTCTCGGATAAGAACGGACTACCGGCTACGATGCACGTCACCTATCTATCAGCTAGCGGGCAAAAGGCGCTTGTTCCGTCCGTGAAGAAGATCATGCCGCCATGCAGACCGACAACTGGCGGCGCGATACGTCTAACGAATATCTATACCGAGATGGGAATTGCCGAAGGCGTGGAGACAGCTCTGGCGGTAATGAAGAAGTTCAATATTCCGTGCTGGGCCGCTGCGACCGCTGGAATGTTGGAAAAGTTCGAGCCGCCGAGCCAAGTGGCGACGCTGCACATATTCGCGGACGCGGACAGATCGTTCACCGGGCAAGCCGTCGGTTACTCGCTGGCAAAGCGTTTACAACGACATATAGACTGTCAGGTTTACATTCCTGAGCAGATCGGGACAGATTACGCGGATCAGATGGGAGACTGATATGGAAGGCTGGACAGTAAAAGATAAGAGAACAAAAGATTTATTTATTAAGCACATTGAAGAGCTATTT